CCGAAAACATTACAGTTAGATGAAAATGGTCGCTTTAGCACAAAATGCAAGGAGGTTTCACTCCTACAAAATAATTGGGGGTGGCCCAATTTGAAAACCAAACTCAAAATCGTCCCCTGCTCCAACAAAAAGGTGACCTCCATTTGCGGAGAAAATGGTAACAGAAGGGGCCTCGCCAAAATAAACCATAGGGCTGGTGTCGAGGGTATTCTTCAGAAAGAAGTTTGGTATAAAGTATGAACTACAATAAAAAGGTGTATTGACCACAATGGGCATTCCGTGGGATCCATTAGGCACAATGGCAGCGCCTTCATGTCCAGTTGCAAGAAGAGCAAATGGATATGGAACAGCTGCCGTCAGAAATTGAGGGCCGAATGTTGTGGCGGTAATATTACCGGCAGCGACAGTCGCATTATTTTCCGCAAAATACCAACCAGTAGGTTGGGTTGCGGGTTCTGACACACTCGTGGTCACCATGTGATAGTTAATACTACCACGTTGGTAACGAAACATCAATTTGAAGTAGTCCATGAAAGAAGTGTATGGAGAACCAGAAGTCTGTCGGATCGTCTGGGAAAACGGTTTGCAATTAACATATTGAAAATTGCCACCAACAGGCACAGTCTCCACACCAATTGTCGGTCGCATGAGTAGTTCTTTCAAGTGACCGACTTGTTCACCCATTGTCAAGCCAGTGTCAATTGACCCCTTAGCTGGAATTAAGGGCATTGCGTGAGCAGCTCTAATTTGCTCACGTGTCAAGCCCTGAGCACGAAACACCTTCGGGGGTGTTTCAGCTTCAGCTTCAAATGGGGGTTTCAAAGGATCAACCCACTGGCAGTTAAGATACGTACTCGAAGGACGAGCGAGCTGGTAATCAGGACCGGCCGCAACCCAAACATTAAGAGCAACGTTCGGAGCTGGGGCCGATGGATGAACCAGCATATTAATCACATTAATCCGCATTTGACCCATAGATTGGACGACTGGGAGCCAAGGGGAATAATGGATATACGGGAAGGTTATGTCAACTTCCGTCTCCTTAGAAATATCAATGACTCGTCCAGGTGAACTGACAAGGTCATCCAAGGCAAGGGTGGTGCCTGAGTCCAAATTGGGTAAAAAGGACACGCGAAGGCGACCAACATGCATCTGAGAGCACACGATAGTGATATGCACCCGGATGGAGCCACGCCACATAAGAAACGGCTGGGTTGTCCAAAGGAGGGGGGTGGAAAATTGAGTTGTGGTTCCACCAACCAATTGACTATGCGTCATACCAGGACCAACACCAACCTTATATAGACAGGTGCCAGTGGTATCTGACGCTGTCCATGGTATCTCAAGTTCTGCGAGACCTGGAGTACTTGCCATCCTAAGCAATTGCATTTCCTCGGGTAGAGCTCCCATAAGCTCACACGCAGTGGCAACTCCGTTCTCGGGATCAACAGATAGACACTGTCCATCCATCAGTCCATGTGTATTAGCCATATTGGTGTAGGTGAGGCGCACCGGCTGAATGGCTTGCAAGGTATTAGGACGAGACCATCCAAAATAATTCGCAATACCAGCAACCACACGCGCCCCAACAGAAACTCCAGCGGCAACTTCACCGATCTCGGGAATTGGTACTAGAGAGCCTGCAATACCAGCAACACCCTCAGCTATCTTCCCTATAATACCTTTTTCCGATTTCACTTTTGCCTCCCGACGACCCTGAGCCTTAAAGGACAAGGGGGGAGTTGGGGCAGTCATAAGAATTGCGGGAAAAGATGCCTGCTCAAAAGCAACGACTGCTGGGGGAGCATACGCATCGGTACAATAACCTGCAACCTGCGGATTATCAAGGGAAGCAAAAACACTGAACGTAATGTCGGTTGGAGTGCCTGCATTACGTAGAGGATTCAAAACATAAATATTAAAACTTCCAATTTCCCAGGGGCTTGCAAACAAAGCTGTGTCATACGTAACCAAATCTTGGAGATTAATCCAAAGATAAGGTAAAGCAAAAGGAAAAGTCATCTCGTGGACTTCATTCTCAGAAGCTGACATCATAAAGCAGGGATTGCCGGATTGGGAAATAACGTTATTAACGGAAGCTTGGTAAGACACGGAGTTATTGCGAAAATTTGGATGCCACGAACACAAAAGCTGCCCATAGTGAAAACGGGATCCGTTGATACGCACCCCAATTTTGATACCACAACGCAAATATCGATAATTGCGAAGCTTGGCCCAAATAGGAGCGCGACCAACGATCCAGTTCGGAAATTGCATGGAGGCAATTAGAGTACCACAAGTCGAGGATGACGGCCACGTGAACTCCTGCATGAACACGCGTGACAAAAATCCCCGAAGATCCTCCTCCATATAAGGATCAGCTGGAATAGGTGGTATGGATTGAACGCCTTGGACCGCATTACTAGTCACTGCGGCCACATCAGTATATGATTGGATTTCAGTGCGGGTGACAACCGCAGATGAATCAGAATTAGCTTGTCCCTCTTGAACATTTGGAATAGATTCGTTTGGAGAAGTGTCGGTAGTCTATGATTTCTACCCCGGATATAGACTAATCTCAGGGGTAGGACTGCAAAGCCTATATTTTAGAAGGCGCTCGCACTTGCTAGGATTTCTCCTCCTTCATCACCATCATAGCAGCATTCCTTGTCCAGATTTGCAGTTTTCGAACGAGAAAAGATCACACTATAATTGTCTCCGCTCCCCCAATACTGGCCTGCATCAACGTAGGTTAGCACGGGGAGGCGTATGTGGTGGAGCCGTGCAAAATCTTGCACACGCTCCACTTGCTCCTCATAAACTTCAACGCCGTGATGATACCACTCACGACAAGCAGCCTCAAAATTGAGTTGCATCGAATATAGATCATCATTTGATTCACGTACCCACTGAATCATCTCTCGAATGGTATTAATATCGAGAGGTGCATACACACGCCCACGATCTTTACGAAACCGCCGCTTTAAGAAGACTCGCTCGTGTTCTTCCAAAAACTCCGTATTCACGAATCCCTTTGATGGCGGGGTATACACCACACCGTGGTCTGCAAGAACACGGCTTAAAGACAACATATTGAACTTCTTAGCTGCGATTCGTGAGACAGTTCCAATACTGTCATCTCCATACGTCCGCAAACACACGAGCCGAGTAAAATCCCGAATTGGCAAACCCAATTCCTGCCACGCCACTCTGTAGTAAATACAATTCACCAAAGAGTTAATTACAGCAGTCATGACAATGCCAGACGGGTTACCCTGCAATGTCCGATAGACTTCGTCGCCCGCCAAATGGAATGAGGAAAAGGCCGTGTGGAACAAGACTTCACGTACAATCAAGTCCTCCTCACACCAATGACCAGTCGACTTATACCACATCTCTATCACCTCAAGTGCTCCAAGAAGACACTGAAATGATAGAGTCTTGTCAAACGAGCTATAATCGCCACCAATCCACATGGGATGCTTCAACAGTTGCTCTTGTAACATTCCCCACTCACTAGAATGCGGATTAATTCCAATGGCGATTTCACTATCATTATGGAACTCCATGACGTGAGCAACGAATGATCCAAAATACTCACGAATGAGTATATTTAAATCAAACGGGCACACGTTGAACACACGAGTATTTCCAGCTTGAACTTTTGCGAGTGGTCGACGTTCATCCTTCAACATGTCGGCCACCAGGGCGGGACTCATAGTCCGCTGGAGACAAAAAGAACGGCGTTCTTCCACTTCCTCACGCATAAATGGTGTCAACTCATACGAGCCAGGTTCTCCTTGAATAAAGGAAAACTTTCCTGGTCTACGATTCTTCTCCAAAACGTAAGGATACCCTGGGGACGTGTGCATATCCATGGGTGGAAACCATGAGTAACCTGGAATGCCATTCAACGCCTCCCTCTCTCCAACAACTCCAATCCCAGAAGCAACACCAACTTGCGTACATAGGTTATTCGCGATATCATCTCGCGCCGCATCAACGTACTCCTGCCTGAACACTGTTAGGGGGGCCTCTTGCTTACGAATTCCATTTGCAAGTGGATTTACATCACGCGTGGGGCGCAGCATGGCAGGAGCTGTTAGAGTTGGGAAAACCCCATACAATTTCGATGGTTTTATCTTACTCTTAACAGGCACCCTATATACTCCGCTCTCCACGACACCATAATGAGGCAAATTCGTCTCAAATCGCGCCTGCGCTGTCATTGGCACGGTCTTTGGTGGTAGAACTGTCATAGATGGAAAATGATTTCGAACCATACCAATAATACATTCATCAATTGCTACTGCCATACCCTCATCTATGGCGCCAGCAACATGAAATCCAAGAATCTTACCATGCATCACCCCAGGATTTGTCCAAATAATTGGGGAACCACAATATCCATCCATCGTTGGAGCCTCATAAAGAAAACCCTTATTTATCTTGATCTCCTCAACACATCCAGCATCATCTATCTCATACCGCAAGTTCGCTCGAACCCGCAGATTATGGAGAATAGTGGCTATTGCTGTACGGTTGTCCGGATCAACAACCCACAATATACCGCTAGACAAGTAGTGGCGATTAAGGTCCTCTATGCTATGAAAGTGCTTAGATATGTCAACGAAATTGGGGTAGCGCTTTGGCAATTCAATCGCAACAATATCACTACCTCTCATCGACAAATCCAAGGTCTGACACTCGTGGAATTGCGCACTCATCTTCATATTATTTGGAATCTGCACACTCAACTCCACTGCAACGTCGCTCACATCAACCGCATGTAACAAGTGTGCTGGCACAAGCAAAACTCGACCAAACACAAAAATTCCACGCATCGTCGTGACTGATTGACCATCAGACACCGAAACAACACAACAGTTGTTAGCTATCTTGTGAGTTAGGGCATCATAGGCCTGTCTATCAATCATCCCTTCTGCTTGTGGCGTGGCATACTCCACAGATGACTTCCTTTCCCGCATGCGTTCATTAATGAATCGTGTCTGGTGCTTGAGCGTTCTCTGATCACCACTCACATTCGCCTCGCGAGCAAAGGAAACGTAATGCTTAGCAGTCCTCGGATCACCACTAACATTTGCTTCGTGCGCGAATCGCACCTGATGCCTCTGAGTTCGTGGATCACCACTAACACCAGCTTCCGAAACAAAGCCACCTACACTTGTTTCATGCACAAACCGCACCTGGTGTTTCTGGGTGCGCGGATCACCACTAACACCAGCTTCCGAGACAAAATCACTGGCATCAGCGTTCTTCGTCCCGACCACACACGCAATCGCGGAATTTATCGCCTTTGCTCCAAAAAATGAAACAACAAAAACCGCGGCCATTGCGAATAGGAGGGGAGGAAAAACGTGTGAGGCAGCCAAAATATTATTCCAGCTGTTACGAAACGCGGACAAATACTCATCTTCGGGGAACCCAACAGCGTCATAAAAAGTCTCCCTCCGCGCTCCGACAAAGTCAACAGCACGAGCATACGCACTGGCACATGCAGTGCGCAAACCCTGTGCTTTAAAATTGGGATCCGCGCGAGTGTTCAACAAAGCAATTAATTGATTGTTTATTGCGCGCTCAGATTGAAAACGCTCCAAACAATGTGCCACCAATTCCTGATAACTCAAGTTAAGAGTTTGCCCTGAACTAGTTTCAACTCGGAATTCATATGCCTCTTCAGGAAAATTCATACATGGCACGCCATCAACAATGCAAGGGGAATATTCCTGTTGCACTCGCTGTCGATCAAGATGACCGCGGTTTGTTGCCCAACCAGGCTTCAAAACCTGTTGTACGGAAAAATCAACACGTCTTCTTATAGCTTCAACGCTGCGGATAACTGCCGCGGCGTCACTAGGAATTGGTATATTAGAAGTAATCATCACCAACTCAGAGGAGAAATATGTATTTCCTTTGGCTTCAAGACCCG